TCACATCGTCAGCAGAACGAGCGGAGCGGAGCGGGAAAAAGTCCCGATCTGGCAGACCCACAGTGCCTGCCCCGGATAATCGCGCCGCAGATCGGCCATCGTTGCCGCGCTGAGCGCGAGGTGCGGCGCATCGACGGTCCATTGGGCGGCGGGCGATTCGACAGGGCCGATCCCCAGCAGATAGCGTTCGGCCTGTTCGATCAGCGGTGCATCGACTGCATCGGCCCACTGCCACTGGCCACGGGCGCGGCGGGTCCACGACAGCACCACCCCGCCATCGGCGCGTCCGATGCAGCGAGGATGCACCGGTGATAGCGGCTGGCGGCCAATCCCGGCGTTCTGCAACGGCGCGAGAACCGCATCGTCATCCCCCCGCCCGATGGCGGCAATCACTGTATCGCTGCTGGCCGGAACCGTTGCCGGGTCGAGCGCGGTCAGCTTCGCATCGAGCAGAATAGCGGGAGTGCCCGCCCGATGTCCGGCGGCAGCGGCAGGCTCTGTCCCGCCGCGACCGCGCAGCAGGCCGGTCACTCGCCACTGGCGCGGGCCGATCATGCGGGCATCGAGAAACTGCACGATCTCCTCACCCACCAGCAGGCGATTGGCACCATAGGCGATGCCGCGCATGTCGGTGGGGGAGAGGCTGTCGCTGTCGTTCGCCAGTTCGATCTCCAGCACAGCAGCAGGTTCGAACAGTAGCGCGGACGACGGTGGCAGCGGGGATTGCAGCGTACCGACCGTGGCCCGCCCTGCTGTTGCACCACCCAGCGGGGCTAGCCTGCCGCCCCGGTCGAGATAGAGCGCAGCCCCGCGCCAGCCTGCGGAGGGGGAGGAGAGCGCTGCGAACAGGTGCGGCGTATCGGGATCGCTCAGCCCGTCCGCAGGCAGTTCGAATGCCTGCAACAGGGTCGGGGCGTTCGGCACATCGGGAGCCAGCAATGCCGCGCCCGAGTCGCTGGCCAGCGCACTGTCGCCAGTGGCGACCGGCAGCCGGGTCAGCGCCAGCTCCACCCCGGTTTCGCGCCATTCCCATCGCGCAATTCGCCACAGCCCCTGCTGTCCGGGGGCGGTGACTGTGGCACCGGGGAGCAATGCCGGGTCGAGGTCGGCCATGCGCCATTCGAGCGTTTCGCGGCCATCGGCGCTGCGCCGTGCCGCGCGGGTGGCCAGCAGGCGAGCGTCGGTGGCGGACAAGGAACCGGGGAATTCGATTGTGCGCCCGTGCGTGCTGCTGGCTGCAATGCGTTGCAGGCCGGGCAGGTAATCGCGCGCGGGATCGTAATACCGCACACCGTCGATCGGCGCGGCAGGGGCGGCATCGCGGCAGCGGCGGACACCGGTATCCGCCCCGAAATCGCCCTCCCCGCCGGAGCGGGCGGCTGGCGGCAGTGCGCGCACGTTTGACTGTGTGTGCGGGGCAATCGCCAGTGCCCCGCCATCGTCGTGGCAGGCGAGCGGGTAGAGCGTGCCGATGGTTTCCAGCGCGCTGCGGATCGGCCCGCCTTCGTCGCTGAAGCCTGCAAGACCGGCCATCGGCGCACGTCCGTCGCATACTACCGCGCCCGTCAGCGGCGCCAGCACATCGGCCAGCGCGACCGGCCCGCTGTCGGCCACGATCTCGAACGTCAGCGCGGGGATACGGTTGCCGAAATCGCTCAGCGCCAGATCTTCGAACACGGCATAGGCCATGCCGCGACAGGCGGGGCACTGCTCGCCCAGCGCGCCGGCCAGCAGCGGATCGGGCATCTGATCGCCGTGCCCGGTATGAATCCGCAGCGCGCCGGGCACTTTCAGATCACCGCCCGCCCCGCGCAACAGGTTGCCATCGGCCCAGATGCGGCCCACCCGCTCTATCGCCCGGCTCGACAAGGCAACCGCGAACGAACAGGAATAGGAATAGGTGGTGACCGAGGGTTGCCCTTTGCCGCCGCTGGCCTCGCTGTGTTCGCGCAAGTCGGTCGCCCAGATAATAATGCCACCGGCGCGCACAGTGCCGAAATGGCGCGGCACCGGCTGGCCATAGCTGGACGTGGTGATTGCCAGCTCTGTCAGGCGTGCTCCTTCGCGGTGGCCGTTGCCGATTACGGCAGAATCGAGCGCCCGCCCGGCGAGCGCGCCGATGGCCCCGCCAATCGGCCCGCCGATTATCGTACCGACTGCGTTGAGGACCAGCGTTGCCATCTATCGTTCTCCTTTGGCGGCAGGGCAGAGGGGCAGGTGAGGGGGCAGGCACCAGCAGCCAGCCACCGGCCACTGCGGCGCGCCGGGGGTGGCGACGACGCGGCGCAGGCCGACATGCGCGTGGACGAAGCGATCACCGCAGACGGCAACCAGCAAGTGAAGCTGCGCCGGGCCGGGGCGGACCAGCAGGATATCCCCCGGCTCCACCGGGCCGCTTGCCGGGATCAGTCCGGCACGGGCGGCCCATGCGCGGTAATCGCCGGAGGAGGTGTTTCGCAGCGCGTACCCAATCGGCAGCTCCACCGGCCCGCGCGCAGCGGACAGCGCCGCGCCGACCACGCCGACACAATCCAGCCCGCTGGCCGGATCGCGCCCGTGGAGCCGGAAGGGCACACCCACCAGCCGCTCCGCTGCCTGCGCGATCCTTGCAGCGCTGTCCCCGGTCATAACGGCACCGCATGACGGGTGAGCAGATCGTTGCCCGGCAGGAATGGCTCGCCGCGGAAATTGCGCGCATTGGCAAACCGCTGATGACAGGTGGCAAGCCGCCCGTCGCACCCTTCGATCAGCACAGCAGCAGTGCCCGGTGACAGCGCGAGGTCGAGCGGAGTGGCGAGAGTCAGACCCGCCTCGCCTGCCGCCACGACTTCCATCGCCAGGCCTGCCTGCGGCCCGTCGATCCAGCGCACTGTGCCGCACAGCATCGCATCGCTCGCGGGCAAAGCCCCGCTGAATGTGACTGCGTTGGCGGCAAAGTCGACCCGGTCCACCCGCGCTTCATGGGTAAAGCGCGCCGCCGACAGCCCGCATTGCGGCCCGCAGAACGCTGCGCGGCAGGTCGGGCTGGTGCGCGGCACGACATCGCGGTCGAGCACGGCCTTGGCCGACAGCAGATCGGCGGAAAACGCCGCGCCATCCTGCGAAACCGATCCGATGGTGCCGCTGTAGAGCACCATGCTCTCCCCGCTTTCCCAGTCGACCGCGCCCGCTTCCACTCGCGCCCCGTCGAACCGACCGGCGGCGAGGTCGGTGGCGGAAATGGCATCGTGCGCCAGCGCGCCCTGCATCGCGGCGCTGTCGCCGGTGAGCGCGGCGGTGCGCTGGATAGCGGAGGGCAGCATCCCCGGCGCGGCGCGGTGGCGGATACCGTCGAATGTCAGGTCGCGGTCGTGCCCGGTAAAGCCCAGTGCCACCCCGTCGCGGCGATAGATCCGCCAGAATGTCGCCACGCATTCCAGCTCGCGGGTGAAGAACGCGCGGCTCATGACGCTTCCCGCAATTCGATCAGCGGGACAGACGGTGCCTCCCCCGCAGCAAAAGTAGCGCCGTTCACATCGAGCCGGTCCTGCGCGAAGCGGACCGGGACGTCGAACAGGAACCCGGCACACACCCGCGCCCCGGTGGCGGGTGGCGCGGCGAACGCCACCCAGCCGCCCGGCTCCAGCGTCCACCCGTCCACCGTTGCGCCATCGACAGACACCGCAACGCTGCCTGCACGGGGGCGGGTGATCGGGCGCACCTGCGCCTCATCGTCATCCGCGCCGCTATCGCCATAACGTTTGACGAGGCGGAAGCGGGTGGTGTGCCCGTCGCCGGTGCCGATCCGCTGATCGTGCGGGGTGGGCGTGCCGGTCATCGCGTGGCTGCTGTGATCGAACGGATCGCTCAGCCGGAACCCGCGCGCCGCCCCGCGCCGCGCGCGGAAGAACGCCAGCAGCACGCCCAGTTCGGCTTCGGAGCGGATGCCGGGGCCGACATCGAAATGCAGCCGCGCATCGGACCACAGCGCATTGCGCCGTTCGTGGCCCGAGGCCATCACAGCGACCGAAGTGGAAAATTCCGGACTGGCCCCGGCATCGCGACCCGGTGCCAGCGGGTAGAGCACATCGTCGAATGGTTGCACCTGTTCCTCCTGCGGTTGATGGAGCCGGACGTATCCGTCGCGCGCGACCTGCGGCAGCGCCCAGACGAAGCGGCGGGCGATCCCGCGCTCTGCCGCCTGATCCAGCCCGCGGTCGATTGCGGGCCACAGCGCCGCGGCATCGTCCGAGTCGAGCACGAACCCGGCGAGGTAATCCTGCCGCTCTGTCGGGTACGCCAGCCGCCGGTCGATCGTGGCCCAGGCATCGCGCCGCAAGGCGTCCGCCCCGGCGGTCAGCCAGTCGTAATCTTCCACTTGCAGCCGGTCGTAAGCGGGCCATGCCCAGCCGATCGGCAGATTGGCGCGGTGCGCCTCTGGCGTGGCGGGGTCGAGCACGGTGGGCGCGAACACCAGCAGCATGACGGTGCATTGCGCCGGGGATGCCGCATCGCGCACCGCCTGCGCGATGCCATCGGTCGCCGCCGCCAGCAGCGCGCCTGCCCGGTCGAGCAAGTCGCACTGCGCCGGGTCGAGCGGCTGGCGCAGCGATGCGATGGGCACCGGATCGCCGCCCCATGCCTGCACAGCGGCATCATCATAGATGCACGGCGCGCCATCGGGCATGATCCACCACCACGGCTCGCCAATCTGAAACCGGACCGGCAGGCCTGCTTCCGCCGCCAGCGCCACGAACCGGCGCGCGACCGCTTGCAGCCAGTGCATCGCCGGTGCGCTGGCAGGGGACAGCAGCGCGGAGGGCGGTTCCCATCCCGTGCGCGCCGGTGCGCCGGTGGCGGTGCGTTGCTGCCAGCTATCGGGGCAATGCTGCGCCAGCAGTTCGAAACTGAGCGAGACAATCGGCACGAACCCGCTCGCCGCGCAGAGGGTGAAGAAATTGCCGTGCCATGCCCGCGCCGGGGTGCACAGCGCGCCATCGGGCGTCGCCAGCCCGTCGCTGCCGAGCCGGAAAAAATGGCTCATCCCGACATAGTGGATCAGTTCCCCGCGATAGCCGAGCGCACGGGCATTGCGGATCAGCCGCGCCGGGGTCTGGTTGCAGGCATCGTCATACGCGGTGGCGATGCCGATCCCGTGCGGGGGCAGCAGCACGTCGCCGGTTTCGAGCATGGCGCGCTCTCCGTCGCAGGCGATTTCGCTTAGCTGTGCCCAGCCATCGGCGCGGGCAGGCAGCGGGGCGGTGCTGCCTTCGCTGTAACCGGGCGGGACCAGCGAGATGAACATCCGGTCGATATCCGCCGCGTGGACCGGATCGCCGGGCAAGTCCCACCCGCTGGCCAGTTCGCCCAGCGGCAGTTCGATCCGCGCGTCTTCGCCCGATCCGCTGGCATAGTTCCACAGCCGCACGAACCATGTCCGCGCTGTGCCACTGGCATCGCGCCCTTCGATCGTCAGCGTCGGGCCATTGGTGGCGTCGAGCGCGATCAGCCCACCGCTCTGCCAGCGAAAGCGCAGCGTGGTACGGCGATAATCGCGGTCGGTGGCATAGGCGGCCAGCGGGTGATCGAGCGTGTCTTCGCTGGCCCAGATCAGCCCGGCCATTTCGCCCGCGTGGTGAAATTCGCAATCGACGCGCAAGGCGTCGGGCGCGGTGGTGACGACCGATGCCATCATCGGGCGGGGGAAATCGACGGTCCAGAACCGCGGATCGAACCGCTGAATCCAGCTTGTGTCCTGTCCCTTGCGCTGCTGCGCGATCCAGAAAGCCATCGCTTACCCCTCCCGCAAGGCGCGGCTGATCGCGCTGGCGACTTGCCGCCCCGACCGCTGAAGCGCGACCGGCGCCGCGGTGCCGCGCGGGGCGGCCAGCGCGATGGAAACTTTCACATCGCGCCCACCGCTGCCAGTGCCGCCGCCGGGAAGGCCGGTTTCGACCCGCCCCGCGCTGGTCGGCACGAACAGTTCCGGCCCGCGCTCCCCCACCAGATAGCCGCGACCGGGCGAAACCGGCCCGCCGGTCGCTCGCCCCGGCAGGCCGAGCAGGCCGCCGACAACGCTGCCGAGGATGCCGCCAATGCCGCCGCTGCTGCCCCCCCCGCTGCCCGATCCGCCGCCGCCGAGCAGCGTATCGAGGCGCATTTGCAGTGCCTGCGCCGCGATCCGGTCGATGGTTTTCAGCGCCACGCGTTCGAGGTCTTCGAACCCCAGACTGCCCTTACGCACAGCGCTTAACAGCCCGCTTTCAAGCACGCTGCCCGCCTTGGCGAAGCCGTCGGTCAGCGTGCTGTCGAACGCGGATCGCATTTGCGCGATGTCGCTGGCAAAGCCTTGGGTGCTGGCGCGCACGTCGACCAGCAGGGTTTCAATTTCGTCCATCGGATTCGCTTTCGATCAGTCGCAGGAAATCGGCCCGCCCCAGTGGTGCGGGCGTGGAAGGGTGCGCGGCAGGTGGGGCGAGCGACATCGCCAGTTCCGCCGGGGTGGCATTCCAGAACAGGTCCGGCGGCCAGCCCAGCGTGCGGGCGGCGATGCCGCTCAACATCGCGGCGCTGGCGGCGAAATGGGCGCTGCTGGCGCTCATGGCTGCCCTTGCAGGATCGCCGCCAGCAGCGCGCGCAGCGGCGCGGCACTGGCGGCCAGCCCCTGTGTGGCGATAGCGGTGCCGACATCGTCGCGGGTCAGCCCTTCGCGCTCTGCCAGACAATGCCAGAACAGCGCGGCCATCTCCGCCAGCGCCAGTTTCCCCGCGCTGGCCCGTTCGACCAGCGCGAACAACGGGCCGAGCTCTTCCTCGGCAGCGACCAGCGCGGCAAAACTGGGGCGCAACAGGCGCGGCGATCCGCCGATCGTCAGCGCGGCTTCCCCGCGGCAGGGATTGGCCCCGCTCATGCCGACACCACCGCGCCCGAGCTTTCAAGCTGGAGCGTATAGGTCCGCTCGCCATTGAAATCCCCCGCATAGTCGAGCCGCTGGACCAGAAACCGCCCGCGCAGGCGTTCGCCATCTTCGAAACTGAGTTCGTAATCCCCCAGTGTCCCGCTCAGCGCGTGGGCACGCACTTGTGCCTCGGCATCGCTGCCGAGGAATATGCCGCTGGCCGAGACCGAGACCGAACGCACCCCCGCGCCCGACAGCAATTCGCGCCAGCCGCCCGATTGTTTGTGCGTGACGACGACGCTGTCGCCGTTGATCGACATCTGCGTGGTCCGCAATCCGGCGACCACGGCATAGGCGGGCGGCTGCGCGCCGTCGGCCAGTTTGAGCAGGAAGGCAGCGCCTGTCTGGGCAGTCATCGGTATATCTCCTTGGTGATGGGATCTGTTGGGGGATCGCTGGCCCCTTCACTGTTGAAGGCAGCGGATGCGGTATTCGATCAGGGTCGCCCGCTGGTTGTGGCTGCGCCGTTCGCTGCGCGCGCGCAGGAAGCGGACAGTGGTGAGGTGAAACCCGCTGTGCTGGCGCGGCAGGTCTTCGATCCGGGCCGCGACCGCGCGCACCAGTGCGGCGTCGCTCTCCGGCTCGCTGCCGCGCAGGTGCAGTTCCACCGCCAGCCGGATTTCGCGGCCCGCGCGGTCTTTGGTGCTCCAGTCGGTGCTGGCGCTGGCGGCTATCGCCAGCCAGGGCGCGGTGGCGCGGGCGGGGGCCTCTTCCTCCACCGCGGTCAGTTGATCGAGAGGGGCAGGCCCGTTGCGAAGCCAGCGCAGCAAGGCCGCGCGCAAGGCGATTTCCATCGGTCAGTCCTCCGTAAACAACGGCCACAGCAGCGTCGCATCGCGCCAGCGGGCGGCGCGACTGGCAGCGTCGTTGCGGGTGTGGGCATGGGCTTGAGCGCGGGTGCGGGCGCGGGCGCGGGCGAGGGCGAGGCGAGCGGCGCGCTGTGCCAGCCGGGTGGTGAAATCGGCGGCGGCAGGCTCCACCGATGCGGAAAGCGGCGGGCGCGCGCTCATGCCAGCCGCATCGCGCGCCAGGGGCGCCACAGCGCGGCCACGGCGGCGGGCGGCGGGCCGTCGCTGCCGCTTTCGCGTTCGTGCCAGTAATGCGCCGCCAGCCGGATCGCGCCCTGCCGGATCGGATCGGGCAGCGCGGCCCAGTCGCGCGCTATCCCGGCGACGAAACGCACCGCGACTGGCCCGCGCCCTGCCACCACCTGCCCGATCCGCACCCGTCCGTCACCGCCGGGGTCGATATCGATGCTATAGTCACTGGCGGGCAGGGCGGTGCGCGTGCCATCGCCCGCCACCCGTTCGACCGAGACGATCGCCTGTACCGGGCCGGTCGTGAGAGTGTGCCACTGACGGGCGGCGGAAACGATCTCCTCACACGTGGCGGCCAGCGGCATTTGCCCGGTAAACGCCTCCGCCATGTCGAGCGCCGCGCGCAGCAGCGCGGCCAGCGTGGCATCGGTGGCGGGCGTGGCAATCGCCAGCCATTCCTTCAGTTCGCCAATCGCTGCATCGGGCAGCGTGGCGGGCACGATAATGGTCCGCTTCATGGCGGTCTCCGGTCAGCAAAGGGGGAAGGTGGGAGAGGGGGGGCTGGAGCAGTTCGGGCGGGCAGCGGCGCATGGCCCCCACCCGCCCGAACACCCGCTCCGCCAGTTATTCCGCGATCCGCAGCAGCTTGATCGCATTGCTGTCGAGCAATTGCCCGCCCACCCGCTTGGTGGCGTAGAAATGCACGAACGGCTTGTTGGTGAACGGATCGCGCAGGATCTGCGTCGCGCTGCGTTCGGCGATCAGATAGCCGGCGCGGAAATTGCCGAACGCGACCGGCGTCGATTCGATATCGATATCGGGCATGTCCTCTGCCTCCACCACCGGATAGCCGAGCAGGCGGTCGGGCTGCCCTTCGGCCATCGCGGGTTGCCACAGGAATGCCCCGTCCGCCGTGCGCAGCTTGCGGATCGTGCTGAGCGTGGTGGAATTCATCACCCAGCTCGCCCCCTGCCGGTATCCCGCCTTCAGCGATTGCACGATATCGATCAGCCGCAGCTCCAGCTCGGTGCCCAGCCCCAGCCCGTCGCCGGTGGCGATATATTGCAGCGTGCCGAACGCGCGCGCGCTGTCCTTTTCCGGGGTGATCGGCCCGTTCAGGAACCCGCGCGGCTGGTTATCGCCCGATCCGCCGACGAATGCGGCCCCTTCGGCGCGGGCGAATTCGCGGGCGATTTCATCGGCCAGCCAGCCTTCGATATCGAAGGCGGCATCGTCGATCATCGTCTGGCTGGCGGCGGGGTTGGCATACAGCTCCCCCGCAGGCGGGGCGATTTCGTGGAAACCGGGGGTGGCGGTTTCGGGGCGGCCCGCGGTCTCGCTGACCCAGCCCGAGGCGGTGCCGCCGCTGGCGATCAGCTTGCGATAGCCTGCGGTGCCGGTCTGCACCACTTGCGCGATGCGGCGGATCGGGCTGATCGCGGTCAGCGCGCGGGAGATAACCGCGTCGATTTCCTGCGGCACGGCATAGCCGCCATCGCCCGGCACCGCCGCCGTCAGCGATTTGATTTCCGCGGTCGATCCCCGGCGCAGATAGCCATCGACGAACCCTTTGACTTCGGCGCTGACGCCAGTGGCCGCGCCGCTGATGGCCGGGCGGGTGGCGGCGCGGGCGACTTTGTCCAGCCGGGCTTTCACTTCGTCGACATCGCCGCGCAGCGTGGCGATATCGGCTTCGGCGCGATCCTGCCGCGCGACGATATCGAAGCTGGCGTCGAGCGAACTGTCGGCCTCTGTCGGGGCGGGAGCGGAAGTCGCGGTGGAGGGGGCGATGATTGGGGTCGTCATAGGTATGTGCCTTTCATGTGGGCATAAAAAAACCGCCCGGAGGCGGCGGTGGGGGGTCGGTTAAAAGCGAGGGGCCAGCTCAGGCCCGCGTGACAAAATGCACCCGCGCCGCATGTTGCAGCGGGTGCGTGACCAGGCTGACTTCGAAAATGTCGATCTCGTCCAGTTCGCGGCCAGCGGGGCCGAGTCGATAGCGTCGCGCGCGGTATCCGAAGCTGAGGCCCGACACCGCCCGCCGGGCCAGCAATGCGGCCCCCCGGCTGGCGCTGTCGTCCAGCGTGGCGATCACGCGCAGGCCGTGCCGATCCTCCGCCGCATGGTCGATCCAGCCGATCCGTTGCGCGGGGCGGTGCTGCCAGTACAGCGGCAGAGGCCCGCTTCTCTGGCGCAGAGAGCGGGCGAAGGCCCCGGCGCGGATCGTGTCGCGGGCGGCATCGGCGCGGTCGAACAGAGCGGCATAGCCAGCGAAGCGCAGGCTCATCGCAGCAACTCCATCGCGCCCAGCCGCACGGCAATGCCCAGCAGCAACAGTGCCAGCACCGCGCGTACCAGCCACTGGACCGCTGCCTTCCACGCGCTTTGCTTGGCCGCGCGCCATGCGCCCAGCAATTCGCGCAGCTCGTCGATATCGTCCTGCGCCCCGGTGTCCGACAGGCCCAGCCGTTCGAGCGCGCGGGCGGCCCCGGCTTCGCTCGCTTCTTCGACCATCGCCCGCAAAGTGACCAGATCGGCCCCTTCGCCAGCGGCCTGCGCGATCAGGCGGGCGAGCATTTCGCGCCCGATCATGCCGCCTCTCCCCGATCGATACTCAGCAGCGCGCGTTTTTCGCTGTCGCTCAGGAAATCGGCCGCCGATACCCGCGCCCACAGTTTCTCCCGGTCTTCCGCCAGCGCGGGCACTTTATCCTGATCGACCGCCAGCACGGCATCGGGGAACCACGGGGCCAGCGCTTCCTGCAACCCGCCCAGTATCTTGCCCGCCAGCGGCAGCAGGGTCAGCCGCCACAGCGCGCGGTTGGCTTCGCGGTAATTGGCATATGTATTGTCGCCCGGCAGGCCCAGCAGCATCGGCGGCACTCCGAATGCCAGCGCGATATCGCGCGCCGCCGCCGCTTTCAGCGTGGCGAAATCCATATCCGCCGGGCTGAGCGCGAGCGATTGCCATTTCAGCCCGCCTTCCAGCACCATTGGCCGCCCGGCATTGCCGCTGCCGGAAAAGGCCAGCGCCAGTTCTTCTTTCAGCCGTTCGAACTGATCGCGGGTCAGCCCCGCACCGTCGCCGGTGTCCAGCGTCAGCGCGCCCGATGGGCGGGCGGCGTTTTCCAGCAGGGTGCGGTTCCATTGGCTGGCGGCATTGTGGATCGCCACCGCCTGTTCGGCAGTGGCCAGACAGCCTGCGCCATAATGATCGTCTGCCGGATGAAACGCCTTGAGATGGATCAGGTTGGGCCAGCCCGCATCGTCTTCCAGCGGAATGTCGATGGTCTGCCCGCTCAGCCGATAGGCATAGGCGGCGGGCCAGCCATCGGCCCCGGCGACCACCGCGACCCGTTCGGGCCGCAGCGCGAACAGCTCGACCGGGTGGCCACTGGCATCTTTCAGTATCTGGACGCAGGCATTGCCGTGCAACAGCAGATGCGCCGCCAGCGTTTCGATCAGCGATTGCCCGGCGGATGTCGCCCCGATCAGCGCCGCCAGCGCCGGATCGGTCTCCGCCAGCGGCGCCCCGCCGACCCCTTCGGCCACCAGCCGTACACTGCGCTGCGCCACCGGATTTTCCAGATAGGCGCGGCGCACACTGCGATCATATTCATAGGGCGCCGCCCCGTTGCCACCGGAGCCCTGCGCCCACGGCGAAACAAACCCGCGCGCCACAGGCACACGAACCCCGCCCCCGCCCTTGAAGGCGGAAGCGATAGTGTTGAGGAAGGACATGGGGAGTACTCCAAAAAAAAGGCCGCCCAATGGGCGGCCTCAATTCACCTGAAACAAGATAGTGTTATGCGATAGCGCCTTCACGCCTATCACGTTCGGCCACTACTCGTTCAGCCAGAGAGATTCTAAAAATGTCAGTGTAGCTTGCGGGCAAGTCAGTCATTGACTGCCGTGTCAGGCGGAAGACTGTTTCCTTCTGCCGGGTCGTCGACCTCTGACAAGTCTTCACCTTCGTCTGCAGTCTCTTCGTCACTTTCGTCTCCATCCAAGAATACCACTGCCGAATTTGCCTGTGGCGTATGGGCTAAGTCACCTAAGCATTCAATAAGGGAATGCAGAGTACCTTCGATTGGTTTCACATTCCTAAACAAGTGAGATGCCTCGGTACGATCGACGACAAAGGAATGTGATGGATATCCGTACAAAAGCTGTTGCAGCGCTTCCTCTCCCTTGAGGTTCTTGGAATGGACGTTTAGCCTCAGGCCATAGTGATAACCAATCTTCTGAGATCGGGCATCGTCTCCGAGACGAATGGGATCAATTTGTTCAAAGATTGGCTTCATAAGTCCGATCGTGACTTGCGCGGCGAGATCAGCGGCTGTTCGGAATGTGACGAGGTTCCCTGACTTGGCCTTGATACTCATCATATGATTTTCGAACAGGCTAAAGGCTTCTTCGCGCATCGTTTCTAAGGCGGATTGAAGAATGAGGCCCGAATTTCGATCTCCAATTTCGTCCCTGACTGCGATTTGCACGTCGAGCGGCCCCATCTCCCCACGGTCGCCAATTAGGAGTTCATGCCCGCCAATCGCGAAGAGCGTGCCAGCGCTTTTGCACCATCCAGGAATGCAAATTGACACTTGGTCATAATTTGCTTGGAGAATGCGCGCAGAGCGATAAGCAACATCGGCTACGCCTCCTTCGGTCGTTAGGATTGCGATGACATTGTCCGCTTTTCTAGGGCGGTGTTGAATTTGATTGCGTAACTCTACATCTACGCCAGGTTCCATTGGGGAGTTAATAACTACGATGTCAGCAGAGTACTCTGCGCGGCAATCCTCGATTGCCTCTAGTATTTGATTCGATCCCAAATTCTGTCCCCCTAAGAAAAAAGAATAGACTTAAATGTCATTGTTGAGGAATCAAGTCAGCAGATGAATTCGCGGCGAGGTATGCTTCCTCAACATCAGTTCGGTCAGCGCCCATACCAGTGCGTCGGCGCGGTCGGGGGAGCGGCCGGGGCCTTCGTAGGTGCCGCCGGTCATCAGGCCGCAGAGCTGGTCTTCCAGCAGCGCGAACACCCCGGCGTGGCGCACCCGGCCCGCTTCGTACAGCGCGGCGACGGGTTCGGCGCGGGCCGACTTGCCTTGCCGGGCGTGGACCCGGCGGACGGGCAGGGCGAGGTCGGCGGCGCGCAGCACCGTTTCGACCATCTCGCCACCCTGATTGGCCTCCACCACCACGCGGTCGGCCTGCCATACTCGCGCGGTGGTGGCGACGGCGCGGGCCCAGCGTTCGGGACTGGCGCGTTCGATACTGGCATCGGCCAGCACCGTGGCGCACCCGTCGCTGCCCAGCATCGCCACCACGATCCCGCAGGCATCGCCATGCGCGCTGGCCGGGGGATCGACCCCGATCACGATCCGCGTTGCCATACCCGCCAGACCGCCGGCCAGATCGCCAGCCAGATCACCCGCCAAATCGCCCGTCAGCTCGATCCGGCAGCTTTCGATCAGAGTGCGGCTCCACAGCGCGCCTTCGGTTTCGGTCAGCAATTCGCCGCCCAGTTCCTGCCGCCCCAAAGTGGTGCCGCCGAAATCGCGCTCCATCGCAGCGATGAAGCGCGCGGGCAGGTGCGCGGCGTTATCCTGTGTCGCACCGCCGGTGATCGCGGTGTCGCCGCTCTCCGCCCCATCGACCAGCCGCCGCACCAGCGCGGTGCTGCGCGGAGTGGTGGTGGCGACGATCCGCTGATCGCCCCCCAGCCGCAGGCCGAGCGAGAGGTTGTCCCAGCAACGCATCGCCCGCTCGTGCGCGGCGGGCCACTTGGCGATTTCGTCGCACCAGGCATGGCTGTGCTGCGGGCCGCGCAGGCTTTCCGGCTCGGCGGCGGAATAGAGGAACGCCTGCGCCCCGTTGGGCCAGCGCAGGCGGTGGAGCGAGGGTTCGAACAGCGGGCGGCAATGCGGGGGGGAGCAGGCGACCAGCCCGCTTTCCCCTTCCACCATCACGCTGCGCGCTTCGCCCAGCGATGCGCCGACCAGCGCGATCCGCACCGTGCCGTCGCTTTCGGCAATCGAGCGGACCCATTCGGCGCCCGCCCGCGTCTTGCCGAACCCGCGCCCGCCCATCACCAGCCACACCCGCCAGTCCCCCGGCGGAGCGATTTGCCCGGCATGGGCGGAATAGCGGAAATCGTGCGCCATCTCGTCGCGTTCTTCGCGGGTGATCCTGTCCGCCAGCGCGCCGATCCATTGTTCGGTCTTGCTTGGGTCGGCATCGTAGAGAAATCCCAGCGCCGTCTCAGTCATCGCGGGGTTCCTTTTCTGAAGTGTTTTCGGCCGCCTGATCCAGCTCTGCATCGGTGGCGCGTTCGGCCTCCACCTTGCGGCGCATCGCCTCGACCTTGCGGGCGAGCGATTCGCGCAGTTCGGCCTTGCTGATATGCGTGCGGACGGCGCGTTCCTTGCTCACGGTGTCCTTGTGCGCCGACAGCAGACGGAGGGCGTTGGCCACGTCGAGCTTCCGATCCGGCGCGGGGTCGCGCAGGTGGCCGAGCACCTCCATCTCCAGATTGAGATACCCTTCGTACAACGCGCTCTGCCACGCGGCGGCGAAGGTCGGGTCGCTGCGCCGCAGGGCATAGACCTCGCGGGTGGAGATATGCGCGTGCGCCGCGCTGGCGGCGACGTTGGATGTTTCGCCCAGCCGCTGGATAAACTGTTCGCGCCACTTGCGGCCCGGCTGTGCGGGGCGGTGCGCTACCCGGCGGGCGGGGGTGTGGCGGGGCCGCTGGCGGCTGGCCACTTCGCATACGCCGGGAATGGGCGGCGCGGCCTGTGCCACCGCGCGCTTTATCGCCCGCGCGAAATCGGGATCGCGCCGCTTGCGGGCATGGACCGTGGCGGCGGCAATCCCCGCTTCCTCCGCCGCGCGAGTGATGAACTTCAGCCGGGCGAGCGATTGCAGGAACGGTTGTTCCCACTGTTGCCGGGTCCGGCGGTGACAGGTTGACGGATCGATCTGGCTGGCGGTCAT